ATGCCGCGCCGGTCCCTCCGTTACAAGGGAACGAAGTGCCCCGCATCCAGTGGGGAATTCAGGTGGAACCACGGACAATGATTTGTTCGCCCTGAGCCTACTTTAATAGGCTCAGGGCGTTTTTTATCTCCTGAGCCAAGTACCGAAAGGAGAAATTCACCATGAAAAACACCGAAAAGACGATGGACAAGATCGTCGCGCTGTGCAAAAACCGCGGCTTTGTCTTCCCCGGCAGCGAGATCTACGGCGGCCTTGCCAACACCTGGGACTACGGCCCCCTCGGCGCCGAGCTCAAGAAGAACATCAAGAACGCCTGGTGGAAGAAGTTCGTGCAGGAGAATCCCTACAACGTCGGCCTTGACGCCGCGATCCTGATGAACCCGCAGACCTGGGTGGCAAGCGGCCATCTCGGCGGCTTCTCTGATCCTCTGATGGACTGCCGCGAGTGCCATGAGCGCTTCCGCGCCGACAAGGTCATTGAGGACTGGTGCGCCGAGACCGGCTTCGAGCTTTCCAAGCCCATCGACGCCTTCTCCCAGCAGGAGATGAAGGACTTTGTCGAAGAGCACAACATCCCCTGCCCCACCTGCGGCAAGCACAACTTCACCGATATCCGTCAGTTTAACCTCATGTTCAAGACGTTCCAGGGCGTGACCGAGGACGCAAAGAACACCGTCTACCTCCGCCCCGAGACCGCGCAGGGCATCTTCGTCAACTTCAATAACGTCCAGCGCACCACGCGCAAAAAGCTCCCGTTCGGCATCGGCCAGATCGGCAAGTCCTTCCGCAACGAGATCACGCCGGGCAACTTCATCTTCCGCGTGCGCGAGTTCGAGCAGATGGAGCTCGAGTTCTTCTGCAAGCCGGGCACTGACCTTGAGTGGTTCAACTACTGGCGCACGTTCTGCCACAACTGGCTGCTCTCCATCGGCCTGAAGGACGAGAACCTGCGCCTGCGCGACCACGATCTCGAGGAGCTGTGCTTCTACTCCAAGGCAACGACGGACTTCGAGTTCCTCTTCCCGTTCGGCTGG